GTTTAACGATGCTGTGCCCTCCGCGATGGACACGCGGGGGATCATTATGGACCCTTTTCGAGGTTCAGACATGATTCAAGATGTCCAATTGTCCGATTGGTTCAAACGCCCATTGAAAATCGCAAGTTATCAATGGAATGTAGGTGAACTTCTTCATGAAACTTTTGATCCTTGGACCCTTTTCTGGGAAGATTCTGCTAATCTAAACCGTATCAAGAACTACAAGCTTTTACAATGCACTTTAAAAGTGAAGTTTGTTGTTAATGGAAATTCTTTTTACTACGGGAGATTGATGGCAGTCTATAACCCAGCCCACCTTGATGATGAATATAAGGTTACTCGCTCTTGGGTAAGAGCTGATTTTATCAACAATTCCCAAAAGCCACATATTTATGTGAACCCGACAGAATCACAAGGTGGAACCCTTGAATGTCCTTTCTTCTTTCCTAAGAATGCACTGGACATCGTGAACAAGGACTGGTCAAAGATGGGTAACATCACATTATCAGCCTTGCAAATGTTGAAACATGCCAACGGTGCTGATGCACCCGTTACTGTTTCTGTGTTTGCTTGGGCTGAAAATGTTTCTTATTCTGTGCCCACACATTACGAACCAGTCACTAACCTCCTTTTCACATCACCCAATCAACGTCTTCGCAATGAATTCCTTGCGGAAGCCGGTGATGAGTATGGTCAAGGTCCAGTTTCAAAGCCCGCTTCAGCAGTTGCCCGTGTAGCAGGAACTTTATCACAAGTTCCCTTCATAGGTAATCTAGCAAGGGCCACTGAAATTGGTGCCAAGGCCGTATCCGGAATCTCTTCGATTTTCGGGTATTCTTCTCCCACCGATCTTCATAGACCAATGATGATACCCACAACAACCAAGAACTTTGCTGCATCTAATATTCCATCTGATTGCGCAAAGTTGACTATGGATTGTAAGCAGGAAGTCTCAATTGACCCAGCAATTTTAGGGTTACCTCCTGTGGATGAAATGACTATTTCTTCCATTGCATGTCGAGAATCTTTCTTAACCAGTTTTAACTGGCGGGTGTCTGATGTTGAAGAACAATTATTGTGGAATTTCTATGTTGATCCTTGTCAAGCTGAATTGTATATAAACCCAGCTAATGAGGATGAGACCCACATGACGGCAGCCTGTGTTGCTGCTCTCCCATTTAAGTATTGGAGAGGCACCACACGGTTTCGATTTCAAATTGTTTCTTCAAATTATCATAAAGGACGTATTAAAATCGTTTACGATCCCCATGGAGGAGCGGGTAGCTCCCCATACAACACCGCCTACACACATGTTCATGACATTGAAGAAGTCAGAGACTTCACGATGGATGTTGGTTGGGGTCAACCGGATATGTTCCGAGAACACATCCCGAATGCCTTAATTGGTAATTCAGGGTATGCCTCGTCTAACTCTCCGCTTGATCCTAAACTTCACTCTAATGGAGTTCTCAGCATTTATGTGGTAAACACGTTGACTGTACCGAATAGTGTCATTCAAGACAACGACATTCAAGTTAACTGTTTCATTTCCATGCTTGACGACTTTCAAGTCGCAGAACCTAGCGATGATGTATTCCGTTGGCGTCTCACTCCTGAGTCTCCCCCTTTCCCACCACCACAACAATTTCGTGCGGAAGCTGGGGAGGAGCAGTCAGAAACAGACATGTCCAGCGAGGGTTGGGTGAGTGACCCACCTTCACTCACCACATTTGCTGCTCCAGCATCTGATGAACCAAACATCAATCACCTTTTCTTCGGTGAGACGATATGTTCTTACAGACAGCTGGTTAGACGACAGCAATTGCAAGAGATTCTCTACAAAGATTCAGAGACTCTCTTTTCAATCGAAACTTTCTTCAGAACAGCCTTTCCCGCCATGGGTGGGTTTTGGCCTGGCAGCGACAGCACTATGTTGACTGACATTGGTAGAGTTCAGCCGTATGTTTACACATCGACTAACTATATCAACTTTATCACACCGTGTTACGCTGGCTATAGAGGAGGTTTTCGATGGTGTTTCGACACCACAAACATGACAACTGCAGGTGCCGTATTCAATAACGCATCTTACAGTGTCACGCGCACATCTAAGGCAGCAAACACTAATCTGGTCACAGCATTAGAACCGCCTGGTACCACTTCTACAAAGAGTGTGTTACTGTCGAGATTGGGCGCAGACGGCATGTCCGGAACCACAAGATGGAATACCGTCGTGAATCCCGTGCACACCGCTGAAATACCGTACTATTCCAACCAGCGCTTTCGTCCAGCGCGTACTAAACCTGTGTACTCAGAGGTACCGGAATTGGACACCAATGGCTTTAAGTTGGATTTAATTGACAACTTTTCGCAGGATGTAACTGCTAAAGCCGACGTTGCATATATCTATTGTAGTGCTGCTGAAGATTTTCAGTGCTATTTCTGGGTCGGCCCCCCGATCTACTACAAAGAACTTGTGATCCCCTCCAGTTGAGGGGATTTGTATATTACATAAACCAATGGGTAGCGCCCCGGATCATTCTTATAAATATGACCGGGATACACAGTACTGAGCGACTGTGCCCTTAGCGAGCAATTCGAAAAACCGAAATAAGATGAGTGCGTAAAAACATTAGTTGAGCTGTAAGACCCTTAAATGGGGAGTATAAGGCCGATCTTATTGTCTGCAAGAAACCTTGTGTCCGAAAGGAGTAAATCAAGTTGAGCAGCGGTCTGGGAGATGACGTCCCAGCGTCTAAAATAGTCTGTTTCACTGTGGGTGAGTCCCCCACAACGGTACCAACATTAACGGTGTCGTGAAGCAATGTTAAGTAATTTAGAATACTATCTTTTTATCTCAGCATTGCTGAGAATTTTTGTTAGATTCAACTTTACACATTGC